TAGGAATCCGCCGCATCATACAACGATATGATGCGACTAGTGGGCCAACCAATTAAGGTAAGCTAGCAAAATTTGCTCGTGTGCACAGCTAATTAAAGCAAGGCACACCCACTAGGTAGCCGGACAACTACTGTCAAGTGACCTAAATGGGTAGGAGCAAGTCTCTCAGAGTAAAAACCCTGCCGCGCGACGCGTGGTTAGGGAAAACTGTTGAGACTTACACTTCACGACTGACAAAAGTCATGAGACTCAACCCATGCGTCTTGCGACGGGTCATCTACTCAGAGAGTAGACCCTCTCCAGGAGGGATTTATCAAGCAGATCTACTGGGCCCAAAGGTAAAAGCAGGGCACCCAGCAAGCTGCGAAAAAGTATGGTCATCGCCAGCGCCTGCGAGAATGAAATAAGTGTTCTCATCGCCGGCAAGGTTAGCGATAGAAAGATCGCTCAGCTGAGGAAAAGATCCAGAATCAATTACAAGATTTTCAGCTGGGCTGTAAAAAGGCAACACTACTTGAGCAATAGGATTAAGATTAGTATTAATATAATGAAGGGCTCGGTTAGTGTCAAAGCGATTAGCATTAGGATTAAGTTCCAACGTGTCATCACTGGCGGTTGTGATTAGCAGATCACCTTTTGTCTGAGGGACAATTTTGTAAGCAATACTACCATGAGTAAAACGATACATATAAGAAATCACATTGAGTAGGCTCTGACGCAAAGAATTGTCAGTGCCCAAATTAATTCCCGGCAATGTAACATTCTTTCCTTTCAGAATGTCCACAGGACTAAAACGCCGAGTAAACATCCTGAGGGAACGATACTGTTCTCCCATGGTAGATAGCATATTCGATTCATCTCCAACCGAATAATCCAAACCCCCATGTGTAGCTGGTGCCGTCAAAGAATTAGGCACCGTAAGGGGCTTATTGGACACTATATTAGCCGAAACAGTGTTAGTAAGCCTAACCGTATATGTTCCAGCAGGCAGCTCTACGAGTGTTGGCACATCAAACCCACTGGCACTGAGTGTCAAGATATTGGAGGTCGCAGCAGATCCAGTGACTTGTACTGTGCATGAAGAAGACGTAACTACACCTATGGTGCCAATAGACACGCGAGTCGTTTCAGGGACTGAGAAAGTTGCATCATTTGCGAAGAAGTCAGACACATAGTACCCTGGACCAACAGGATCAGAAACAATCGGTCTATCAGTGATTACAGAAACAAAAGATGGTGAGGCATAATCAACTCGGTATTCTCCCTGAGGAAGAAAGCCGCTTCTGATCTGACTTATAAACGGTGGAGCTCCAAGATCAGTATCCACCAGGGTGACAGAATCACCTGTAGTTGTGTTAGTAAATTTAAGACTAGTTACATCAAAAGCGGCACCAACAGACACATTAGTATCTTGCAAAAGAGTAAAGATAGAACCTGTGGGAGGAAGACGTTCCGATGAGTATAGTGGCTCAGCAGGAAGAGATGGAGGATAGTCAAAACCAATAGCAGCTTTAGCAAGAGTGCCAAGCTCTGCTGTCTCCAATCCTTCCCACGTAATCCACGGATACATTGTGATGTCTTCAGCCACTGTAGAAGCTGAAATTAAGGGGTTAAGAATAGAGATAACAATGCGTCCTGGTGCACATCCAGCAGTATAACCTGCAGTTGCAGGATCATAAACACGCATCCACTTGTTCTTATACACACTTGGGAATGAAATATCAATACCCTTCTCATCGACAGAAGAAACATCGATAACTGTAGAAAGAACATTCTCTAGAGGCTCTACACCATCACTATAAGGAAGGTACTGTACTAGAAGACGGCACTGATGAAATTGAGTTTTGGCAAAGCGAATGTTCATTTTGATCTGACCTCTCCACCAATTAGACAAAGCTGTGGCAAGAGAAATGGGTGCGCCGAAAATAGTGCGATAATTGCTGAGAATTGCACCATATAAGGAATAGTTAACAGGGCTAATGGGAATATCTGCAACTACAGTCTTAGCTGGTGAAGGCGTATCTCCGCCCTTAATATTATATCGCTTGAGCACATAAGGTCTCTGGGCAAGGTACTCAATTGACATCTCATCTAAATTTTCAGGAAGAGCCAAAGTTGGATTAATGGCATTATTAGGAAATAGAGAAAGAGGAACAGAATTATCAATGCCAATGCCGTGAGTAAACCCTTTTGCCGGAAGGTTCTCATAAGTGGTAACCTTGGTAAGGTCACGATCTTTAGAAAACCCAAACATAGAAGCAACGTTCCCAACAACGTTAGAAACCCAAGTGACGGGCTTCGCAATTGTAGATAAAATGGGAACGCCAAGACCGTCAACAACGTTGGCTACTGAACCGACAGTATCAGCGACCTGTGACACTATGCCTTTAGCGGAAGATTCTTCATCTGTACCGGCTTCAGTCTGAGGGTAATTGGCAGAAGGAACAGAAGGAGCGTGACCATACAATTTAATGTTTTTAAGTCTTCCAAAAATGGAATAAGAAACTTTAACATTAGTTTCCGGACCAGCTAGCTTCGATAGAACAGAAAGACGAATTGAATTGAGATTATTCTGATTTCTGGGATTGAAAACTTCGAATTCACTAGTATAAGGAACTGACAATGAAATAGCACGAGATTCAGACTGCAAATTCAATTC